TTCTGGGTCGGGCTGCTCAAACATATTATCCTGATTGTAATAGTCCTTGACTGTTGTTCCCTTTGATCGAAGGTCACTAATCAGGTTAGCCATATCTGCCAGCTGTGGGGTAATATCCCATTCCTTGCCGCTACGCCCATCGTTTATCTGTTTTTTCAGCTGCGCGAATTTCGGGGCCACAGACATAAACGCATTGGATATTGCCTTGATGTTGTTGTCTGTGCTTTCCAGCATCCCAGCTAGGGTATTGGTGTTGTCGAATGCGGACGCCAGTATTGCGTTTTGAACGCGAATTACACCTTCACGACTTAGCTGACCGCCAGACGTAAACGTACCCTGCTCTGTAGCGGATACAATCTTGTTGTTAAACTCGGTTATGAATTGACGATTAAGCGAATTGCCAACCTCGCCGCCGACGTAAAGATCAATAATTCCAGAGTCATTAAGAATAACGGCATCTTTTGTTGCGCGTTCCGTCATGCCCATTTGCGCTTGTGCGTCGCTGTTTGACGCGCTGGCGAATTTCACCAGATCATCAACCGTCATATCATCTGCCAGCTGCCGCACATATATAGGCTGGCTAAACCCTGTGGTGTCTATGCCAGCATCAGACAGCGCCTGTGTGTAAGCCGCTTGGCTATTAGGCTGGTTGCCGCCATACACCTCTTGCATTGTCAGGACACGGCCATTGCCAGACATGACAGTACCATCACGCGCGATGATCGGCGCACCGCTGCCGCTTGTTGGGTCATCGAGCAAACGCTCTGGGTTAAACTCTGATCCAGCCCGTTGCTTGACTAAAACACCAGATTCTGTTCTCTTTCTATCGCGCGGTTGCAATTTACCTGTTGCTTGCTTCAAATCGGCCAGTTCGATAACCTTGCCTTGCACTTTGTATTTTGCTGCGCCGTCGGGCGTTTGGACCGACACAACCTCCTTACCAGCAACCGGCTTGCCAGCTGGTGTTTCGGTCGGCGCTTGCGGGTTCACTTCCTCAACGGGCGTCACTTCCTCAACGGGCGTCACTTCGGCTGGTGGCGTCACTTCGGCTGGTGGCGTTTCACCTTTGCGTGGTGGCGGTGCTTCGATGGGCGGTTGCTCGGCTGGCGCTACTTTGGCTGGTGCTGCTTGGGTCAGCCTGTTCTTTTCAGCAATTAACAACTCACGCCGCCCAGCTACAGCAGACTTTAGTTCCTCGTCAATTTCAGCAATCCGCTTTTCATCATCAGTAAGCGTCTTTTTAGCGTCCCCACCGTCGGTTTCTTCCGTTTCTGTGAGCTTTGGTTCAAGCGTCCCACTAGACGCTCTTGGCTCTTGTGGCGCAGCGGGGCCATCATCAATCGCACCCTCGGACGATTTGTTTGGGTCTAATGCTTCACTGCCACCTGTTTGATTGGGCGCGTCTGGCGTTACAGTGTCAACGGCTGGCGGTGCGCCAAACAGGGCTGCGTCTGCTGTGCCAGCTGGATTGAGCGGTTTTGCTGGACCGTCCTCGATAGGCGCTGCATCAACACCGGCATTCCCCACACCGGCATCCGCATTCGGGGGTGTCGGGGCGCTGGTTACGATTGACGGGCCTTGGTTTGATGAACCTTGTAATCCTGACAGCATTTCACGGATTTTAAGCACCGCTTCATCTGCTATTTCCTGATTTGTCATCTTTTTTCTGCGTAACTGTTTATTTAACTTCTCAAGTTCGGCAGGGTCTGTTGTAGCTGCAATTTTTTCCTCAAGTTTTGCAATTGCGGCTACGGCTTTAGGCTTTGTAAACGGTTCTTTGTAGCCTCGATTAGCTGCGGTCTGCTTTTGAATTAGCCGCACGGCAGTACCCGAAAGTTCTGACATTCTATTTCGTAACTGAGTTGCTTCGTGGTTAAGCCCTAACCCTTCGCGGCCAACTGTTTTCCAGTTATAACCTAAATCTCTAATTTTATTTGCTATCGCATCCATTTCACCGCGTACTTGCGTTAAAATTTCAGCGTCTGCTCCCTCCATTAATTCAGCTAGTTTTACAGTTTGGTCGCGCTTTTGTGATTTGTCTGTAAGTAAAAATTCTTCAAACGTACCTTTTTGATCTGGAATTTGTGCATTTGCTTCCGCTTCCATTTCACCGACTCTATTGCGGTAAAAGTCAATTTGCTCTGGCCTTATCGGTGTGCCGTTTTTCTCGCTTGCTTCAATCGCTCTGCGGATGCCGTTACCAAAACTAGATTTTGCGCCGCCCAGCGCAATCGCTCTTTCAGCCAGCCCGTCCAGTTCGCCCACAACACGCGCGTCGTTGACGGACAACTCGCCTTCCCCTTGGTATTCAAGACTGCTAGGGTTAAGTAGATCGAGGACGTATCCTGTGATCTGCTGCTGTTCCTCCAATGTTTGCGCTGCATTTAATTCTTTCATTAACCGGTTGTATTCTGCTTTTTCTTGAGCCGACTTTTTGGTTAGAAGGATTTCGACGCTACCAGCTGGCATTTCAGCAACACCCTCCAGCCACACTTCACCAATCGCAACATCTGGACGGAATTTTTTGTATTGCTCGGCTTTTTGTGCCGAATACTCTCCAGCAGCGCCAAGCGCACCTTGTGACAGCAAATCGCCAGTAAGCGCGGCCCCAACAACTGGTCGGCTTTTACCAGCTGCGCTTGCCATTGCTGTTAGCTTTCCAGCAAGCCCCATTGAAAGAGCGTCGAACACACCAATCGGTATTCCGCGCAGCGCCCCGCGCTCTCTGGCTTGCGCCATAAATTCTTGGTCGGAAAACAGTGCTAAAACTGCTTCCGTATCTTCGATGTTAACGCCAGTTTCTTGAATGTGATTTACAATGGTCATTGCAAACTCATTTGCAGCACTAACCGAACCGCCAAACACTGGACCCGCACCTGGTATTGGCGTTGCTAGACCACCCATAAACGCCACTATGCTTGGTGCGCTGCCAACAATCGACTCACCAAGAACACTAAGTACCGCTTGCGGGTTGCTTAAAACAGCAATTACAGCGTCCTTGTTTGTCTTGGCGTCAACAATTTCCTTTAACCCTTTCTGTATGCTTTCCGGTGCGTCTGGATAAATTCTTGCCAATTCGCCCATCGTTTTGACAGTAGCCGTAGCATCTTTTAACCCAAGCTGATTGGCAATAATATTTGCGCTTTGCTCGATACGGCCAAGTCCGCGCACCACCGCATTATTTGTCATTTCAAACAAATTGCTTTTTGCAATAATCTTAATAGCATCGTTATCTGGAACTTGGACTTCACCTTGAGCCGTCGTAAAGTTACCAGGCACACCAGATATGCCGCTGATAGATGGGTTGAGATTAGCGTCTAGCTTTGATCGCCTTGGCCCCAGCTGGCCGTACACTTCTTCAATCCGATCCGTTTCAGCCTTTAATCTGCCAAATTCCTCTAACGCTGCAAGGTTGTCCGCAAACTCAGCTTTTTCTAAACCCTGCTTGCCAGCTGCTTCAAGCTGATCTGCCAGTGCCGGTCCACCAGTTTCGAGCGCACTTCTAACTTTTGGCAAATTTTGCTCGGTGTAGCCAATCGTGTCAGGTACAAAGGTACGAACAATGTCCTCGGCGCTGTCGCCGTTATCAACCATCGAGTCCAGCAGCGCCGCTTCTTTTGCGGCAATGGCGTTTTCTCTTGTGTCACTAAGTTTAGCCAGTTCCTCGGCGCTTATCCCATCTTCCAACAGCGCAGGATCAGGCAACGGGGAGGACGAAACCTGACCACTCTCAGCAGGAGGAAGCTGAGGCGCTGTTGAAACTGTGGGATTACCGCTGAAATTAAAGAAATCGTCGGCGCTAGTGTCTAAAGCCTCGTCATCCTGATCTTCGGGCAGCACTTCCGCAAAGTTGAAAAAATCGTCCATGCTATCTTCCCGCTATAATTTGATCGTAAATACCTTTAGCTTGACCTTCGTCCAAACCCAGCGTTGTTGTTGCGTGTTGAATTAGGCGAGTTTTTGCCTCGGCAAGTTCTTCTGGATTAGTGCGGACAGAGTTTATCTTTCTGGCGTAACCATTGTAGAAGTGCAGCGGCATATTGAAGTCATAGCCATAATTCACCAGTTTCACCTCACCAATCATAGGTAAAATGAATTTTGCATACGCTTGCTGTCGAGACAGGCTAGGGTCTGCTGCCATCTTCGCTTTAATTACAGCGTTACCCGCCGATTTTAGCGCTGCGACCATTGGCCCGTTAAAATCTGGTGATCCCGTTGCTTTAAAATCTTTGTCAAAATTGGTGTTATATTTCCATTCATCAGTTGAATTTGTAGTGCTGTTCGGCGCGAAGGTTTTAGCTCTGCCCTCCACCTTGGCAATTTCCTGACCGGTGCTATCAACCATAACAACCGTTTCGCCTTCACCGGCTGTCAAGATTTCGCCCTTAGCCGTGCCTTGCACCGTTTTAATGACTTTGCCAGTTTCTGAATTAACAAGCGTAACTGTCTGCCCCTCGCCAGCAACTAACTTCACCGGCTTGCCTGGACCCTGCACTTGCTTAAATGAGCCGTCAGTTTGCAAGACAAAGCGCACTTCGCCTTCTTTCAGCGTGAAGTCTGGCTCTGCTGTTGCGCTTGCTACAGCCTGACCACCCTGCGCTGTGTACGCGCTTTGACCAGGATTCAGTATGATTGGCTTACCGTCAATTTCTGCCTGTGCAATTTTAAGCGCGTTGGCGTTATCTGCTGCGGCTATTGCAGTCTTAGTCACATTGTCAGCGTTGGTTGCTGTAAGCATTGCCGCATTATTCGCGTCGTTCATCTGAATGGCTGCTATGTCTGCGGCGGTTGCTATATCTTTGTCGCCAGCTATCATCAACTCGGCTATTGATAGCTGAGTCGCATTATCGGCTGTGTTCATCGTAATGCCAGCTGCATTCTTTAAATTGGCAATCTCAATAGATGTAAGGTTTAGCGCTTTTGCTATGGCTTCGGCGGAAGTAAAGCCTAGTTTCTCTATTTCAAGCGTAGACAAATTAAGCGCTGCCGCAATCCGTTCTTCTTTAGTGTTGCCCAGCGCAGCTATTTTTTCGGTACTTAGGTTAAGAGCCGCAGCAATATCTTCTTTGCTATCCCATTCTAATTCGTTCATTTTTTCTTTGCTAATGTTCAAGTTACTAGCAATAATTTTCTGAGCGTTAATTTCGGAGGTGGCAATCCTTTCAGCCGATGCGTTGCTTAGATTTGCGACTTCAATGGACGTAACTGCCTCGCCTCTTGCTATTGCTTCAAGTGTTGCCCCTTCGATTTTTGCAACCGCTGCTGCGCTGTCTGCCTGTGTACCAGCAACGTCTATATCAGTTTGACCTTCAATCTCTGCAATAGCCCTTGCCGATCCGTCTGGTCCGTACATAGCCAATGCAAGGTTGTCCGCCGCTATGCGTTCCTGATCGGCTTGGTATTTAACCCCCTCAAGGTCATCTGTGCTTTCTTTTTGTGCAAACCCTTGATCGAAGTATTTGGTCAACTCCCCGCCCATCAGCAGCTGCGCCATTCTTGCAGGGTCCATGTTAGTGCCTTTAAGCATTTCAACGCCCTGATACTGCTGCCCCATGTCGGCCAGAGTTTGCGCTGCCGCCATGTTTTGCTGCGGGTTGCCTGGTAAGCCGCCGCCTAGAAAATGCCTAACCAACCCAGCATACGCATCTTGCGTTGGCATGTTTGCTGGCATTGATGTTCCTGCGACGTTGCCAATTCTAGGGCCAAATTGTTTGGAGTCAGGCGCTACAAGATTAAGAGTTTGCCCGATTGACGCTGCTATCGCAGGGTCGGCCACAGCCGCCGCAAGCGCAGAATTACCCGTTTCCATGTAACTAGTTTTAAGCGCCTCCAACCGCCTTTGCTCGGCGCGTAACGCCGCCAGCGAGTTAGACGCATTTGCAGACGCCTTGCTCTGCTGTACCTGTTGCCGCAACAAATCAGCCTTTGCGCCGTACACATCGCTTTGCGGGTCGCCTATCAACGCTTTTGTCAGGTTGCTAAAGCCTTGCGCCAAAAGCGGGTCAAGTGCGTATGGATTTGCTGCTGCCATTGGTCTGTTCCTTATAAACCCTGCGGAATGTATGCGCGTTGCGGTCTTGGGGCATAGCTACCTGTTGGCGCTGGCGCTCCACCCGTCGGGGCCATTAGCCCGTATCCCATTGCGGTTTGACCGCCAGCAATCATCAGCTGCGCCAGCTGGTCATTCGCCAGAGCATTTGCCGCTTCTAATTCAGTGCCAAGCACACTAGCATTGCCGCGCTGAAACCCGCCTGTCATGCCGGTTGTCGCACGGCTGTTATTCAGCTGCGGATTGACCGTTGTAGTCAGGTAATTTGACACCGAATTGAGGTCCGCCAGCCCCTTATCCAGATCGAGTTTTGTTGCCGCTGCTTGCGCCATCCGCAGATCGTTTTCGTTTTGCACAATAGCCGGTGCGCCAGCTGCGACAGATGTTGTCGGCAGAACTGACCTGTTATTGCCCGTAAAGCCTTCCAGCAGCTTCTGGTATTGCTCCGCCACACCCTCGTCAAATGCTGGCTTTTCCATTGTATCTTGGCTAGTTTTTTGCGCCGTCCCTGCTTCATTCATCAGCGCGTCGTTAAGCGCGTAATAATTGTTTTTATAGCTAGACCGCGCTCTAGCCGCTTTTCGTGAACTGCTGTTTTGTTTCGCCGTTCCTGCGGCCATAAGCGTTATGCCTATTGTTACTGGATCACACATTATCCCACCACCTTGCTAGAGTTGCTGCCGCCAAACAAACCGGACCCGCCAGAATTAGATTGGGCTGCACTTCTGGACCCTAATCTGTCTAAGGGAATAACCATGCCCGAATAGGCTGATTGAACCGGTGCAGCCGCCATTGATGCAGACGCCATTGGTGCAGCCAACATTGGCTTCACAACTGACGGCTGCGCTGATGGACTAGAGTTTTTTAATGCGGCCTTTTGCGGGGAAGCAAAACCAGACGCCGCCACCAATCGCTCTGCCAAAACAGGCAAGGGAAGCGGGTCAACAACTCTTTTGCTAAACCCGAAACCTTGCCCTAATAGCAAATCAGACATTTTTTCGGCTTGGCTTTGGTTTGGATCACACATTATGCCACCACTTTGCTAGAATTACCGCCGCCAAACAAATCGCTCATTTGGTATCTGGCCTTGCCTCGCCGCTCCAAGTCAGCCTGTGTTGCTATGCCCGAAGTGACATTGGCAAATACCTGATTGAGTGGGCTGTATGCTGGCATAGCTGTCGCGCTGGTTGCTCTATTAGCCGCCAGATTTGCAGCCAGTGCTGGATCAGCCATTGCCTGATTTTGACTAAGCAAATCTGATTTGGCCGACTCGATAGCGCCTCGCGTGTTGTTCACATACTCATTCGCCTTGTCAGCAACGGCGCGACTTTGATTGTCATAACTCGTTTGCAAATCACCAAATCGACGCGACTTAGCAGAACTGTTCAAAATTCCAGATCGAGCCAGCGCCAGTGTCAATTCGCGTGTTGCATCTTCAAACTGATCGTCCAGCTGCGGGTTTGCAAAGTCCAGATAACTTTGGCGTCGAGTGTCAAAAAAATTATCGTCATATTTAGCAAATGCGTTGTGAATGTTCGATGCACCCGATCTTATCCGAGCAGCCCTTTCATTCTCCCGACGCCGCGCTTCTGCCGCGTCAGCTGCCGCCTGATCTGATCCGTCATTGCCTAGGCACATAATTGCTCTCCGTTCCTGTGGCCTGTCAAAGCCCGTAAATCACCGTCCCGCTTCTTGACCCACGTAAACTGGCAAAAATCTTCGCCGTCCCTTCCGTAGCCCATCAGCTTACTTTCCTCTTGCAGTCCCAGCGTACCAAGCCACTTATGAATTGCGTCGTATCCCTCAATGGATTGGCACTCGATCCGGTGTGCGCCAGCATCCATCAACATTGGTATTATCTCACGAATAATCTTCTTTGTCAGATAGCCTCCGACTTTTTGAAAGTTATCAGTCGCAAACATCCCAATAGACCACACGCCAGAGCGAATAGGCACGTAAACGATAATGGCAATGCGATCAGAGCCGTTTCCGCACACATAACAATTTGGATAATTAGAATACCGCTCAGTCAGATCGGCAGCTAAATCGTCACGCCCTTCTGCCCAACGCAAACACGATATTTCTTTGTAATCATGCTCTCGCATATGCTTCGCAACGTGAAATACTTCTTCTGGCTCGGCTGGTCTAAGGTACATCATCCAGCATCTGCTCCCGTATAATGGATAACAACATTACCGATTTTGGCTGCGCCGTTTTGCGTACAAACCAGTTTGGGCGCAACGTGCGTCGAGTATCCAGACATAGTTGCCCGACCCAATCCGTAGGACGTTTGAGAGAATGTGGCTACATCTTCCGTTACTGTAATGTCGCTGGGGTCTGTAGCTATCGACACATCCCACACGTTTTGACAGGTTATATCTAAGCCGTTCAAGTCTTTCTCTGTTGCCGGTGATCCAGCATCTAAAAACGGCAGCTGAACGGTGACTGTGCAGTTGTCGTATGTGTCGCCATTAACGCCGCCCAGAGAATACAACTTGTCACCAGACCGGCACAGGGTTTGTTCACCGTCATACGCCCAGCTATTAACTTGAAATCCTGGTTCGTAGACCGACCACGCAGATACCTTTGATTGCGGGAAAAACGAAAAGACGTAAATCTTGGACCCAATAGCAATTAAATATCGACCGTCACGCGGTTCAAGCGTTGCCTTAGCGTCCTCTGCTACGGTTCGGCTGGATCGTATGTCTGCCGCAACAAGGCTATCAATCGGGTTGCCAATATCGCCAACAAATGCCGCATTTGATGAATCCCTTGATCGAAGGCTACGAATACCGGACAAAGCCAAATAAAACACATCATTGTCGCCAAATTCTACAACGCTATCCGCAGCTATTGTCCCAGTGTTTTGCAGCACTTGGATTTGCTGGTTTAAATCATCGTCGGGATCAACAAACCAAATCTGCACACACTGTTCGGCCAAAACCGCAATGTTGTTAAAGTAGTTGGCGATTGCCTTTAAATCTTCACTGCCTTTGGCGTTGTTTGCAAGATTGATAAACCCAGCCCCGACGTTGGTATCATTCCATTCAGCCGGTTGATCGACGCCACTAAAATGCAGCAAGCTATCGTGCAGTGCATACATTTTTGTTTTGACGGGGCGAACAAATGCGCCAGGTGTGTATGTGCCTGACGAACTATCCACCACGCCCCCAGCAAGGCTGGTCTGGCTTGTTGGTGAGAATACGGTCGTAACATTGCCAGTAACGGTTACTGCAACCGCATGGCCGTTAAATGACGTTCCAGACGCCTTGCTAATGATGTTGACAAAACTATCAACCGCAGTTGCTTCATATTCTGGCGCAGACGTAAAATCATTGATTGCCGTTGCGATAGCCGCAGCCGTCGCAGAATTTGACGTTCCCCAGTTCACTTGTGATCTAATGATTGAAACGCCGTTTACCGTAATGTCTGTAACAGCATTATTCACGCCACCAGACATATGCGCTACGCTTCCTAGCGTTACAGCGCCATCAACAGCAAATGTCAGCTGATAACCGTTTTGCTCAATGCCTACAGCTGGGGCCGTTACTGTCACCGTCGCGCCAGACGCCGACGCGGTGTAGCCGCTGCCGCCAGCGCCGATAGCCGTTACAATATTAGCCGCAGTCGTTGCGTTATCGCCAGTATGAGCGACCGCAGACGCAATAATATCCACGTTATTAACGCGCAGCACACGCAAATTATCGCCTGGATTATTCGTCCCGCCGGTAACAACAAATGATGCCGTTGCTGCCGTACCGCCCAGTGTACCGCCGGTAACTTGTATTTTGGCCCTAGCCCTACCGTCAAACCAATCGGTAATGCGAGTGCCATCATAGAAATGGTGTACTGTGCCGTCCGCAAATTCAGCAGCTGCATACGTTCTACCATTGTAGAAATCAACGGACAGTATTTTGGTCAACGCAGCTGCCGATGGATGCTGCAATCGAACGTAGTTAATATTAGACGGTGATCCGCTGGCAAACGTAACAGCTGATGCCGCGACCGAGCCAAACACATAAATCTGTCCGCCTGACGCAGCCAAGCCCGTTGTGTTAGACGGCAAGTCAGTCAGTGATACAAACGCTGGACGTTTTTCAATCTCGCCCCCGCGCGTGATGTGAGCGTTGGTTAGCGTCGTAAGCGTTCCAGGTGTGCTGGTGACGTTCATACGTCGGGTGTCTAACCCGCCGCGAAAATCTTCGACTACAATATACGGCATCTAGGACCCCGTTGTTGCAATAAGCGGTGGGCCTTTAGGTCGATAAAGGCTCTCAGGTTCGCCGCCGCCAATGATAAATGTCTCAGTTTTAGCAGACCGCGCTTTCAGTCGCGCGTAATGCGCTTGAGCTTGCGCCATCTTATTTCGGCTATCGCCTTGCTTCT